AACTTAAATATAGCAATGGCTAACTATGAAGAACAAGGCAAGCGAAGATCAGTTTAACGAACTGCATCAGCTTGTCACTAAAGAATTCCTTGCCCGAGTTAAATCGGGTGAGGCTTCTACTGCTGACCTAAAAGCAGCATGTGACTGGCTGAAAACAAATGATATTAGTGGCGTAGCTATTGACGGCAGTCCGTTGGACAAGCTTGCAAAGTTGATGCCAACCGTAGATCCAGAACTAGTACAAACGAGACTCTATGGCAAAAGAACGTAACCACAAGAAAGAGTACGCTGCTAGAAAGTCTTACTTAAAAGCGTACCGTAAAAAGAACAAAGTCAATGATAAGCATAGAACTAGAGCACGTCGCAAGATGAAGTGTGGTGCTGGGAAAGAAGTCGATCACGTCGATAACAATCCTAGAAATAACAACCGCAGCAATCTTAAATGCATGTCCCGTAAGGCTAACCGCCAGAAAGGTGCAAAAAAGACTAACTCTAAACGCTAATCAATGACTCCATTACTTCCTACACCAAACCATTACCTTTATAACCTAATAACCATGACAAGTCCCGACGCTAAAAAGCTCTGGAGAAGAGCTATCAAAGAGCACTTCAATTGTCAGTGTGTTTATTGCGGAGAAACTTATGAACTATCAGAACTTACATTGGACCACGTTCACCCTAAAACATTGGGTGGAGAAGATATCACAAGCAATCTCGTACCTGCTTGTGTCAAGTGTAATCAGGCCAAAGGAAGTAACAATTGGCTCTCTTGGATGAGAGACAGATTCGGCATCACTAAACGAGAACAACTTATTCTTCAACACATTAACTAATTATGGGACGTTACCAAGCTAAGAAGCGCCAGGAAGCAAAGAAAAAGGAAACTAAGCCTAAGGCAGTTGAATACACTACAGCAAAAGGTCGCGGTAAGAACCGAGTAGAAGCTAAGCCTGCAAAGAAGGTAAAGCGTCAATCAGCTATTCAAGCGGGTGCTGATTATCGAGTAATGGGTATTACCTATGACCCTAAGAGTGGTAGACCATCTGACGTGCCTAAGAATCGTCAGCCTGTAAAAGCAGGAAGTGTAAAAACTCCTCCTACTAAAACTACTCCTAAAGCTACTACTACTAAGACAGCTCCAGCTGAAAAGAAACCTGCATCTACTTCCTCTAAGAAGCTGACACCTATGCAGCAATGGGCTAAGGCTAATCCTGGTCTGGCTAAGAAAGTCAAGAAAGGTCAGTCAGGTTACAAAGAACTCAAGATCGGTAGATCTACTAAAAGACGATCCTGGCTAGATAAAAACTACAAGCCCGGTAAAAAGTAAACACCAACTAAATAACTATCGCGGTCCGAAAGGGCCGCTTTTTTTATGCCTGAAAATACTACCAAGTATTGGGCATCTGAGTTTAAGAAGTGGTGGGACACTACCGGTTCACTTCAAGCCAAACCTAGATACCCTAAGCATCTTAAAGAAGGTTACTTAGATGCCCAAACACTTGAAATTAAAAATGGAATAGAAAGGACACCTTTAGATTTTAATAATGGACGGATTGCCAAGCTAGAAAGACGTGGTGGTGATCAAGGATTAAAGGTTGTTTACTCGGATACACTTTCTAACAAAGGAGACAACCGTAGAGCAACAACAAAAGGTAAAACAATTTCTTTACAAGAAAGAGAAGACTGGTACAAACGTAATTTATATGATGATCCTAAAGGACGTGCTTCAGCTGACCACAAAGCTGATCAAGCCGCAAGGAAAGGATTACGTCAAGAAATCAAGGTACAAAATCAAAACATTACTGACCCAGAACGAAAACTTATCTACGAACACTTATCTCCTCTTAATGCAGATGAAAAGACTAGAGGTGGTTTTGAGTCAGCACGAAATACCGTACCAGCTGAAGCTAAACCTAACGGTTTAAAAAGTGATCGAATAGCAAGCGCTGAAACTTATCGGGAACAAAGAGTTCCTATGAGTCGTCAAGAAAATATCAGGGCTGATGCACGAAGGGTGCCGTTGCCTGATGCAGCTACTAGATTCCAAGAAGTCTTTAAAGATATTATTACTAATAATAGACCTTCAGCTAGATCAACATCAAATACTCGTAGATCTGCTCTTTCTGCTAGAACAATGAGACCAACATCTCGTGCGCCTAGGGCAGAAGCTGGTTTTGTGTCAATGCCTGAAGTTAAGTTGCCTAATAAAAAACAACTACTTTCAATAGCATCTCATTTCGTTCCTGGACCCTCTAAACAAGCAATTACTGCTCTGTCATCAGGACCAGTACAGGAAGATACTAGATCTACAGGTCTTAAAGTAGTTGATACTCTTACCAGTGGATTAGAACCAATAAAAAGTATGGTACGTCAAGCTAATCCACAACTGGATGAAGAGAAAGATCTCCAACAAACTACTAATGAAATCCAGAAATTCTTAAAGAACCCTCTTAATGAACTTAAGTGGGGACTGAAAATCCTACAATCAGGAATGTAATACTTGAACACTATAGACCTCTTGAAGAGCGACTTTAAGCTCTTCCTGCAGGCTATGTGGGCACAGTTGGACCTACCCAGTCCGACTCGTGCTCAATATGCCATTGCAGACTATTTACAACACGGTCCTAAACGATTACAAGTCCAAGCCTTCCGAGGAGTCGGTAAATCGTGGATCACCGGAGCATTCGTACTCTGGACCCTATTTAATGACCAAGAAAAGAAGATCATGATCATCTCAGCCTCTAAAGAGAGAGCTGACAACATGTCTATCTTCTTACAGAAACTAATCATGGAAACACCATGGTTAAAACATATGATCCCTAGCGATGACAACAGTAGGTGGTCAAGGATTAGCTTTGATATCTCCTGTGCTCCTCACCAGGCTCCCTCAGTTAAATCAGTCGGCATCACAGGTCAATTGACCGGAAGCCGTGCTGACCTGATGGTCCTGGACGACATTGAGGTTCCCGGCAACTCAATGACAGAATTAATGAGAGAGAAACTTCTCCAACTCTGTACTGAAGCTGAGTCAATCCTTACTCCTAAAAAAGACTCAAGGATCCTATTCTTAGGTACTCCCCAAACAGTCTTTACTGTCTACCGTAAGCTCGCTGAACGCAACTACAAGCCCTTTGTTTGGCCTGCTAGATACCCAAGGTCCATCGCTAATTACGAGGGTCTCCTAGCTCCACAACTGGCTGAAGACATAGACACAGGAGCTGATCAATGGGACGTAACTGACCCTGATCGCTTCTCTAATGATGACCTGATTGAACGTGAAGCCGCTATGGGACGTAGCAACTTCATGTTGCAATTCATGCTAGACACTTCCCTATCTGATGCTGAAAAATTCCCTCTCAAGTGCGCTGACCTCGTGGTCACTTCCGTTAACCCTACTAAGTGCCCTGACGCTGTCGTCTGGTGCTCCGATCCAAGCAACACCATCAAGGACCTCCCAATTGTGGGGCTCCCTGGAGATTATTTCTACTCTCCAATGTTACTCCAAGGAGAATGGCACCCTTACACCGAGACAATCTGCAGTGTTGATCCGTCGGGTAGAGGCTCGGATGAAACAGCAGCAACTTATCTCTCCCAACGCAACGGTTTCCTGTACTTGCACGAAATGCGTGCTTACAGAGAAGGATACTCCGACTCAACACTTCTCGATATTCTAAAAGGTTGTAAAAAATACAACGCTACTACCCTCCTTATCGAAACTAACTTCGGTGATGGAATGATCGGTGAACTATTTAAAAAACATATCCAACAAACTAAACAATCACTACATATCGAAGAAGTAAGAGCTAATGTACGTAAGGAAGATCGAATCATTGATTCTCTCGAGCCTGTGCTTAATCAGCATCGCCTCATTGTGGACCGTAAAGTCATTGAATGGGACTTTAAATCAAACCCAGATGCAGCTCCAGAAGAACGCCTCCTCTATATGCTCTTCTATCAAATGTCCCGCATGTGTAGAGAGAAAGGTGCAGTAAGACACGATGACAGACTTGATTGTCTCAGTCAGGGCGTTAAATACTTCACTGATGCTCTCTCTATCTCTGCTTACGAACAGATGAAACTGTCTAAACAAGATGACTGGAATGACATCATGCAGGCTTACCTAGATGACCCTCAACAGGCT